AAAATAAAATATTATGGCACTAGAAAAATTTGAATTGTGTTTTCAACCAGGTGTTTTTGTTGCGGTAAATACAACTGGAGTAAGTCCCACCCCAACCACAGGTGAAACTTATTCTATCACTTTATCGGGAACAACATATTGCGCAACCTTAGTTGGTGGATTACCATCAGGACCACCATACACTTTAGGAACTCTTTTTGATTCTTGTTTTGAATGTAATAAAACAATTCCTTTATCTGCAAATACTGATGACTTACTTTGTATTTACGATTGTAGCGGAAATACTTTAACATTTGATCTTCCAAAACCTGTTTGGACAAACAATAATGGAAACGAAGTAACACAATTAAACGCAGTCCAACTTGGTGGACCAAATGGATTAAACTCTTAATAAAATGAATTTAGATAGAATTATAAAAAAAGTTATTAGAGAAACATCTGAAGAACAATCTTCAAGATACATGTTCTTTTCAAATTTAGAACAAATGAGAAGACAATGTGATTTATTGTTGGATTTAGACCATGATATGGTTGAAGAAATTTTAGAAAATGGTCATGATTGGGCTCAAGATCATATTAGTGAAGCAAAAAACAATATGGATCAAGTTTTTGATTTTTTAATGAATGAATTAGAAGGTGAAAATCACTCTGATGATATGATGACCGAGGGTAGAAAAAAAACAGGAACAAAACTTTGTGCTAGAGGTTTAGCCTCCGCCAAAGCAAAATATGAGGTTCACCCCTCAGCTTATAGTAATGGTCACGCTGTCCAAGTCTGCAAAGGAAAAATCAAAGGACTTGACGGAAAGAAAAGATGTTCTCCACCTTTTTGTTAAAAATTTGTTTTTAAATTACCAATAATTTTAGAAATTAAAATATCTTCTTTGATATTTTTCTTTGGTTTATAACTTGTCATTATAGGTTTTTGACCTTTTCCTGTTTGAGTATCTTTCTTTTCGGCTCTTCTTTTTTGTTGACATGCCGCTCTTTTTTGAGAATCACTCATTTTGCCAGCAACCCCTGCTGCTCTACATTTAGGATAAGATCCTTTAGAAGTGTCTTGTCGTCCACAGGGAGGATGTTTTCCGTCGACTTTTCTACAAATATCTACCCAAGGACCTTTTGGTTGAGAAGATCCCTTAGGCTTCTTCTTTTTTCCAAACCAAACTGCTAAATCTTCATTTAAAACACCATTATTCGCAACTTCAAACCATTCATTAAATGGAACTTTTTCAGTGTATGGATCCATTTTTTCTTTCATAGTAGCATTAAATCCATCTTTCATATATGGATTAATTTCATTTCCGTCATCATCTGAAAAAGTGGAATACGGATGTTTTTTTATAAAATTGGTTATTTTTTTTGCTTTTGACTCAATTTTTTTTATAGTTTTTTTATTTTCGTCCATAGATCCATCATAACTGTCATAGTTTAATAATGCACTGTCAAAATTGGAAACTTTATCATTAAAAGGGTCTAAAGAAGATTTTTTCCATGGTCTTAAACCAATTTGTAAAGGTAATATATAAGTTCCTTTTGTACTAGTACTATCTCCAGTCGCTTCTTTTATTACTTTGTTAATTATTTTATTTAGTCTATCCATTTGATTATAAATATAAATATCTTATTATTATGTTATGGAACAAGAAAAATACGGAAATCTTTTTGGGACAATAGATTTATTATCTGAAGAACATTTAGATCTTATATTATCCACTATGGATAATGAACACGCATTATACTATTTAATTGAATCTGTTAAATCCGCGCATAGAAAGGGTTCTTTTACGATCGGTGAATCAGAAGTTATTTCAAAAGCAATTAGAACTTTAGTAAAATAAAAAAGGTCAGATTTCTCTGACCTTTTTTCATATTAACTTTAAATTGATTATCTCAATTCTCTTAAATCAAATGATCTAACACCATCAACAGTAATTCTCGCGTAAAATCTATTATTTACCATTTTTTTGGCGTATCTGGTCATAATACCTTTGATTGGCGTAAAGTTGAATGGGTTATACATTGTAGGTGTTAATTGTAGAGGTACATACGGTGCGTAGATGTAACCTGTGTCTAACAATGATGTTCCTTTGTGTCCAATCAAAACTTGATTTGGTGGGAAGTAAGGATCACGATAAACTTGGTAACGTCCTGATAATGTACCAACTCTTTCAATACCCATATTGTATTGGTCTTGATCAGCAGCGGCGTTAGATACGTGGAAGTATTCTAAGTCGTCAAAGATAGCAGAAACCTCAGAAGAAACAACGATCCAGTTAGCACCACCTCTCAAAGTAGATTTGTGGATTTGTGCAGACAACTGGTTGATTGCCGTAATGATTGTTTGGTTCCAATCTTTTTGAGTGTAAGAATTAACCGCGTTAATTCTTCTCCATCCATTGTAATCCCAACGAAGGTTCCAAGCGGCACCTTTACGAAGATCACGTAAGATTTCACGGTCGATTTCAGCGGCTACTTGCTCAGATAACAATGCTGTCAATTCAGCCTCAGCATCGATGTTGTGGAAAGCAGCAACGTCTTGTGCTAATTCAGGAGACCATTGAGCTCTTAGTTTTCTTTCTGTAACAGATACAGTTACTGACTCAAGGTCAAAAGAAACCTCACCAATTTGATCTTCAAACTCAAGATTTGCGTATCTTCTATACCATGCAGTAAATGATGATCCAGAATTTCCTGAGTAGATTGTTGTTCCTGTGTAACCATCTAAAGATGTTGAGTTACAATCAGCACATACTGGACAAGATAAATCTACTTCTAAATAAATACATCCGTTTTGATCACAAATATCGTTGTAGTTTCCACCATTTCCTGTATTTGTTCCGTTAGCAGGAAAAGTACTACCAAAAGTTGTAGATGAATTTGATCCGTATTGAACGATACCTTTACCATAGATTTGAGTCACCACTCTAAACAAAAGTGGAAGATATTGTGCATTTGCATTTTTAATAACATCACAAGGAGTTGTTGATGCAGAAAGTCCTGATGCTCCAAAAATTTTAAGATCAGAAAGGAAAGATTCTGTATCCATTTCGTTACCATCTGGTCCAATTAATTTTCCAGCACCTGCTGAAGCAAATCCACAAAGTTTAATAATAACTTTTCTTTGGTTACCGGCAGTTAAGTCAGAGTCAACCAATGTTCCTGCTGACCAAACTTGAGTAGTTACAGATGCAGTAACAGCAGTCCATTTACCTTTTGAATAATCGAACAACCCTGAAGGATCTAAACCACCTTCATTTCCTTCATAAAATAAATCGTAAAGATTTTTAGCGTAAGGATAACCACCTCCACCAGGATAACCTTGGTTAGGATTAGTATAACCTCCAGCTACCGCTTCTGGTGAACCAATTGGTGGATAGTGTTCACCACCTGTTGGGTTATTTGGGAAATTTGCAACTGATCCCGCGTCTGAGTAACCTTGGATTCTTGGTACAAAATAGAACAATTTACCGATAGGTAAGTTCATTGCTTGTACAGATACGATGTCGTTAGCCAATAATTTAGAAAATACACGTCTTACGATTGGAAAAACAACTGTTTCAAATGCTCCGTTAGAAGTCCCATCTGAAGATGCTTCGTTAATCAAGAAAGATGCTTGGTTTTCGTATAATTGTGCTACGTTTTCTTTTAAGTGACCTCTTAGACCATCCAAAAAGCCTAATCTGTCCCATTTGTTAATTGTGTCTTCTTTGATAACTTTAAGGTGCTTAAGACCAATGTTACCAACAAGACCTGATTCTAATAATGCTCCCATTTTTTTAATGTTTTATTATTTTGGTTTATTGTTTATTTTAATTTAATCATCAAATCTTTCATTCTTAAGAATTGAGGATTTTCATAAGTTTTTGATTCAATTAAGTTAACAGAAGATCCAGTTTCTGCGGTTCTGTTTATTTTTCTCTCAATTGACTCGTTTATTTTTTGTTCTGTAGAGGAATGTCCTGAATTCAGTTCATTTTTAATCGATCTATACAGAGTTTTTGATTCTTTCAAAGTGTCAACGTTGTCAAATCTTCGAAGAATATTTATTTTTTCTTGTTTTGTTGTAGAATGTTCTGTAAAAAGTCTAGTTGCGTAAGCTAAATTAGAATTGAATACCGCAACTTCATTAAGTTTTGTTCTAAATACGTCAAGAGCTTTTTTATATTCTTCATTTTTCTCTTTCAATAAATTAACTTCGTAATTTGAAGTGCTTTCAGAAATTTTGAATGGATTATATTCATAATTTCTATTATTCATTCTTCCTTTTCTTAAACCTCTACCGCTTTTTGATCCATTTCCATATGTTCTGGATGCTTCTTTGGTTTCAGTCTTTTTTACTTTTGACATTCTACCATCCAAGTTTGTCCCATCTTTATATTGAAATTTAGCTTTTCCTGTTCCCATGGCTTTTATACCTTTACCAAAAGCTTCTTTTCTTTTTTCGTTGAATCCTCCGCTCATATTAGGTTTTTTGTCATAATTAAATTTGGGACCTCTGCCAATTCCAACACCTTTGGGTGATTTTTTCATTTTTTTAGATTCCATCAAATCACTATCCGAATATTCCATCAAATCACTATCCGAATATTCCATCATGTCTTCGTTTTTTTCACCATCTCCAAATTCTCGTTCATAAGCGTCATATTCAGATTGTCCCCACTCCTTTACTTCTTTACCACCTCCAAATTCTCGTTCATAAGCGTCATATTCAGATTGTCCCCACTCCTTTACTTCTCTACCACCTCCAAATTCTCGGTCATAATCGTCATATTCAGATTGTCCCCACTCTTTCATTTCGATATAATTTTCATCTTCCATAACATCATCAAAAGCAGTTTCTTTAAGATATTCACTCATATCAATTTCATACATAGGGCTTTCTTCAAGTTCATCAGAAGTAGATTCGTCTCCTAAATCAATTTCATAAACGGTACCTTCTTTAGATTCTGAATCCCAAGATTCTCCGTATTCTCCTGAATCCCAAGATTCTCCGTATTCTTCTGAATCCAAAGATTCTCCGTATTCTCCTGAATCCCAAGATTCTCCGTATTCTCCTGAATCCCAAGATTCTCCTAATCTTATCATATATTCATCTTCTCCGTCTTTAAGATGAATATTTTCACCTTCTTTTTTTACGATTATACCATCTTGATCTCCCATAGCTTTAAAAACTCTCAAAACTTCTTGATCAGAAGCATCTGTCATGTCAATTGCGTCTTCGTCGTCATCTTCTGGCATGTCGTCATCTTCTGGCATGTCGTCATCTTCTGGCATGTCGTCATCTTTTGGCATGTCGTTAGTTGGTTTTTCAATCTCATCTTGTTCTCTAAGAGATTCTTTTACAAGTTGTCTGATTTCTTCACTCATTGTAGACTGAAGTATTCCTTTTGCATTTTCTTGTAGAGTCTCTTCCAAATTCTTTATTTGAAAAAGAGCATCTTCTACTACATTTTTGTTGTAAGACATATTTTTAATAATATATTTTTCTAATAAATATCAATCTTTTTAGAAAAAAATTATTTTTTAGATATTATTGCATAAAAAAAAAGGAAAAACTAATGTTTTCCCTTTTCAAAAATTTTTTTTGAGAAGATTACCCTTCGATCACCTCATCAATTTTAGATTCAACAATTGCCGTAATTCTCCAAGCCATTGTATAATTTTCATACACTTTTGTTACTTTTGCTTCAATATCGGTTGGTGAATATCCTTTTACCAACTTTTCTTCTTTTATTTTTTTAACTTTTCCTGTGTTTTCATCAACCATATCAGTTGTGATTCTTGCTATAAAATATTTTTCATCCATAATTAATTATTTATTCAAATAATCGGATAATCTATTCATTAAGTCAAGTGATTTACTACCAGCAGACCCAATATGTCTATCTGCTTGGATTTTTTTTTCTTCATCTAAATTTTCCTCAAAACCCATTCTTTCTTCTTTATCTCTAAACAAGTACGCCCCAGGCGTTGATGGTGAAGAAACCAAATCAAAACAAATTAATTCGAAGTCATCTTGAACTTCGTTTTGTTCACCGACTTTTTTTAAAGATCCTACACCACGAGAAGAAATACCCAAAGTAACTCCTTGACGAAGATAATTTGCCGCTAAATCCCCTTTTGTAGATACAACGCCTCTTTCGTGAAAACCAGGGCTTGTTAGCAATTTCAATTTACCTAACAATACGGGACCTTCCCACCATATATCAGTAATCATATGGGAAACTCTATCTAAGTCTATTAAAGAAGATTCAGGGTGATTTAATTCTGATAGAGATGTTCCTTTTTTAATTATTTTTTTATAATTTTCAGCTTCTCTTTTTAAAATTTTTTCAGGATATATTCTTCCGTTTCTATTTGGTGTGTTATATTTTTGTAACACGGCATAAAACTCAAAAGGTTTTGAATGATCCAACATATCACGATTTTCTCTAATCATTGATAAATTTCTTCTTTCGTGTGGATCGATATAACCGGCGTCATACTCAACAAGAATCCCACGCCCTAAATCCATTGGGCCTAATAATTTTAAATTATCCATTTAATTTTTTTTTAATAAATATCAATTAATTTCGATTTCTTTTTTGACAGGTTTAATATTCCCTTTTTTTGTAAGGTAAAATTTAAAATATTTGTTTTTATTCATTACATTACCGTATATCTCTTTAATTAATAATTTTACATATTTTTTCAATTTTAATGATTTAAAATCCATAGGTTCTAAAACAAATAAATTTATTTCTAAATTCATAAAAGATTTTTTTTTAAGATGAATTCCACTTGTTCTTAAGTCTAAATCTACAATAAATTTTGTGTCAAAAATTTCTTTATTTATATTTTCTAAAATTGTATGTTTTATGGATCTTGTCATATTTAAAACAATTCTGTTCCAATTTTCAATCTCTTCTTTTGGCTCGACCCAACTTTGAATATTT